GCGGGGACCCCACCGGGTCGTCGCCGGAGCAGTCCAGCAAGCGGACCTCTGCCGTCAAAGTGATAACGCGCGAGCTCGGCGGTCCCTGGATTCCGGGACCGACGAGCATCAAGGACCGCGTGGACCCCCTCCGGGCGATCCTGCGCCAGACCATGAACGGCATCGGCGTCGTGCAGGTCGACCGGGACCTGGCCAAGCCAGTCTGGCACGCCCTCCGTGGTGGCTGGCATCGGCACATGGCGCGGACGGGAGTGATTAGCCCGGACCCCGTGAAAAATGAGCACTCGCACCCCGGCGATTGCATGGGGTACGGCGCGGCGCGCCTGTTCCCGCTCGGGAAGCTCCAGGAGCGGAAGGGCAGGAAGCGGAGCCAGGTGGCCACCTTCTTCGGGCGCCCAGGCGTGAAAGTGCCGAAAGAGGCGCAGGTGATAGGAAAGTGACATGGCCAATCCATTTGCGATTGACGTAGCCGATATCCCCCAGATGGACGAGGAACTACCGGGCGGCGAGGCAGGAGAAGTCGTCGCACCGCCAGAGCCGCCACCGCCCCCGATGACCGATGAGGATATCGTCCAGGTCCTCCTCGGGTACAACAAGGAGTGCGAGGAGGCACGAAAATCCGGGCACAGCGCGAGAGACCTGGTTTGGGAGAACAACTGGAAAATCTACTGGAACATCTTCGACGACACCCAGAAGGCGGATTGGCAGTCCCGCGATGTCATGCCGGAGGCGCCGCAGTTCGTCGATCGCTGGTCCTCCGCGCTGCGCGAGGCGCTGGTTCAGTCCGGCGAGTGGTACACCGTCATCGACCAGATCAAGAAATACGGCGGCCTCTCGAAAGAGGTCAAGATCATCCTGGACTACTACCTGGACCGGCTCGGGGAGACCGAGGACGTGGGCCAGCCGCTCGGCTTTGCCGCCGTCTTTGAGGACCTGACCAAGCTCGCCACCCTCAGCGCGTTCTGCGCCGCCGTCACCTGGAAGAAACGCAAAGTCACCCGGATGGGGACCGTCATCGAGGGCGGGCAGAACGGCCAGAACGAGGTGCAGATGACGCGGCAGACGGTCGAGATCGGCCAACTGTCCGTCGAGCCCGTGGACCCTCGCACCGTCTGGTTTGACCCGACCAGGCGCGGCCTGTACCGCCGCCGCCGGATCGAGATGGACCTGCACGAGCTCGTGGAGCTCTCCACGATGTCGGACAGCGAGGGGAAGCCGCTCTTTAACCCCGAGGCCGTCAGCCGCGTTATGGAGTCCTTCGCGGCGACCGATCGGGACGCGGAGAAGGAACTCTCGTCCGGCACGTCGCAAAAGGCATCGACGCTCGGGCGCAAACCCATCGTCATCGACGAATATCTCTGCACGATCATCAAGGCGGACGGGACGATTGCCTGGCCTGCGAATACCCTGGTGATGATGGCTAACGAAAAAGAGATCGTCCGTGGGCCGGAGCCCAACCCGTTCTGGCACGGGCGGGATTGGATCGTGTATACGCCCATGACCATCGTGCCCCTCGCGCCCTACGGGAAATCCTACGTCGAGGATTGGGCGGCGATCGCCAAGACCTTCAACGAGATGACCCGCATGGTCTTGGACGCGACGTTTGCGGCGTCCATGAACGCTTTTGTCGGGGATGCGAACAAGCTGGAGGACCCCACCGAGCTTGAGGAAGGGGTCCATCCCAACAAGGTCTTTCAGGTGGCCGAGGGCGAGGACCCGACCAAGATCATCCAGGAAATCGAACTCGGCAGGCTGCCGCCAGAATCCATCCAGGTCTGGCAGGGGCTCAAACAGGAACTCCGCGAGGGCGCGAAACTGAGTGAAATTGCCCTCGGACAACTGGCGCCGAAGGGCGACACGACCGCGACCGAGATCAGCGAGTCGAAGCAGTCAACGTCCAGCGTCGTCCGCACGACGGCGATGACGCTGGAGCAGCGAGGGCTCGACGTGATTCTGGACCTCGGATGGTGGACGACGTTGCAACACATGGACCTGACACAGGAGCCCGTCCTGGCGAAAGCCCTGGGGCCGCAGTTTGGCCCATTGCTGTTGAAGCTCGACAAGGCGCAGCGGTATCGCCTCCTGGGCCAGCCCTACCAATTCCGCGCTCGGGGGATCAGTAGCATCCTCGATCGGGCCAAGGACCGCAACGCCCTGCTGGCGGCCCTGAGCCTGGTAGTGTCGAATGACGTCCTCAAGGGGGCGTTCATGCGGCAATACTCGGAGACCAAGGTGCTCGATCGGCTGCTGCGCCTGTACGGGGTCGACACGACCGGCCTGGAGCGCGAGCCTGGGGAGCAGATGCCGGTGCCACAAGCACCACCAGGGAAGGCTGGAGAAGGCGTGGCGATGCCTCCAGGGACCCCTCCGGCAATATCCGGGGCTGTTCTAGGGGGAGCGCCGCGATAGGAGCAGCAAACCGTAACGGAACGCCCAGGAGGGAGGTATGGTGGAAGGGATCAGCGAGAAAGACATGCTCGTGGCGAAGCGGGCGCAGTTTGCGGACCAGATGGACCGCTATCTTCAGGACTGGCAAGAGCGGCAACTGGCGATGATCGACAGGCAGGCCAAGGAGGCCCTGAAGTCCGGGCGGCTGCCGGCCGACGCGCTGACGCTCTGGATTCAACGCCTGCAAATCCTCCAGCTTTTGCAGTCAATCCATGCGGTGGCGAACCGGGGTTTCGCGCACATAAAAAGCATGGCTGGGGCCGTCCCTGAAGAAGAAACCTCTTGACAGGGGCAAAGCACTAGTTCGTTAGAGTAGAGTTACGAACATAAAGGGGCCGTCTGGGGGCCAAATCCCCAGCGGCCCTTTTCTTTTTCAACCGCTGACACCCGAAGGAGGGACAGCAATGGCAGCGAAGCAATCCAAGGGCGCTCCGACACCCGAGCCTGAGCCACAGGTTCAGCTTGGCGGGACGGATGAGCCTGTTCCTGCGACACCCGGACCCCCAGAAGGGGCGCAGGGCGACTTTTATCTGGGGACGTACAGGACCAAGGAAGAAGCCGAGCGCGGCTTGAATGAGAAAGAGAAGATGATTTCCACTCTGACCAGCGATCGGGACCGAGCGGCGCAGGGCGTCCAGAGACTCCAGCGAGTGGTGGACCACTACATCGTCACGCCACCTGTTGGCCCTGGAGCGGCGACACCGCACATACCGGGATATAGCGTCCCGGTGGCTCCCGGTGTTGGCTATCCCACCTATCCAGGTCATCCGGCAGCGGGAGCGCCACCGGTTACGCCAATCCCAGAGATCACACTGCGGGACCCGGTGGACGACCCGAAGGGCTTCCGCGAGGACATGGGCAAGCTGCTGACCTCGTTCGGCCAGAACGTGGCCGCCCAGGCATCGCAAGCGGTGTTGGGGCAGATCGCGGCGCTGGCGAACGAACGGCAGCGGATCAGCGCCCTCTGGGAGTATTTCCAGAGCATGAACCCGGACCTGGCCGAGCACGGAGAACAGGTGGGCGAATCGTTCACTCGCATCTACGGGGGACGCATCCCCCAAGACGTTCACGGGATGATGACCACCCTGGCCAACGATGTACGGGCCAGGGTCACTATCACACCAAAAGCGGATGCGCCGCCTGCCGAGGGTCGAACCGAGGGGATTCCCGCTGGGGGCGCAGCCCCCAAGCCTGCCGCAGCAGTCACACCGGCACCCCGGACGACCATGACGGGCGAAGTGAAGGAGCTGCAACGAAAATCGGGCTTCTTTTAGGCGCTGAGGCGCGGGCGGCCATCGCAGGAGGGTAAGGTATGGCTTGGGCGTGGGATCGAGTCAGGCGTCTATAGCGATCACTCGCTGTCGGCGAACATCCGGCGTGAGGCGATCGCGGACGCCCTGTTTATGCGGTGGGTCCGCACCGAGCCGGGATTCGGGAAGGGGAAGGGCCAGAGTCATACGATCACCAGGATCATGCAGCTTCCCTTGGCCAGCCGCGTGAAAGAAGTTGAGCGGCTGCCGACCGGGCGCCCGGCGATCAGCACCAAGGCAGTCACGGTGTCGCCGTGGGGTTTCAAGGTCGAGCTCACCGAGTTCGAGCAACACCTGACCCACTTCGACATCACCAACCAGTTCCAGAAGATGCTCCGTGACCAGATGTCGCTCACGATGGACAAGATGGTGGCGGACGGGATGAAGCTGAACCCGATCAAGTATATCCCGACCTCCGTGGCCGGGGGCGTGTTCGATACCGATGGCACGCCGAGCACCCAGGCCACGGCCAACCTGACGGTGCCGCACATCCGGGAGATTTTCGATTACCTGCACGGCACGCTCAAGGCCCCGAAGTACCGGGGCGGCAGGTACGTCGGGATTCTCTCGACCAAGGCGGCCCGAGGGCTCAAGACCGACCCGGAATACAAGGACTGGCAGGCGCCGACCACGGCAGAGCCCTTCCTGACTGGGCGCCTGAAGGACGTGGAGGGCTTCGCGCTGTTTGAGACCAACCACTACAACGCCCTCTCGAATGGCATTGGGCTCAACAGCATCCTGGGCGAGGCGATCTTCTTTGGAGACGACTTCGCCTTTCTGGTGGAGACCCAGACACCGGAATTGCGGGCTGGCCTGCCCGATGACCTGGGCCGGTTCCGCGAAGTGGGTTGGGTGGGTGAAATCGACTCGGGCTTGGTGTGGGACCTGGCATCTCAGAGCCGGGGCATCCACGTAAGCAGCTCGTAAGGAGGGG